TTTGTGAACTCTTGATATTTAAGGAACTCTGTGATGCTGGATAGATGTTATGAACCACAGCACCAGGATATTCTCCCTGAAGATTTTCTGCCAGTTCATTTTTAGAAGGCATAGAACCTTCTATTTCCATTCTATATATTTTACCTTCCCAAACAACATCGGCAAAGTAAGATTCTGTTGCTTCCTGTTGTTGGGAACCTCCCACATTGAGAGTTCCATTAAAATCACCATTGATGGTGATGCTTTCTGAGAGAAATTGTTTAAAGTTTTTCATCAGCACTTCCAGCGACGACGGGCTTTGCAAATTGCTTTATCGGGGTCTTTTGAGCAATCAATGTTATGCATGTCTTGCTGCCCCTTAGAGCGGGAGCAGAAAGACTTTCTACGCTTAGCATCCTTGCTACCTGGTTTTGGATCACCAGTTACAGCAGTCTTAAGTTTGGAACCTGGGTTCTCACGGCGATATGCCTTGACTGCGGCAGGACTCATACCATCAGTTTTATCGGATTTGTTGACTTTTTGCCAATCTTCATCAAGTTCTGTTCTCCAATCAGAAAAACTTTCCTTGGCAGTTTTTGGTCTAGTCATACTATAAAGTCTTTTATTCCCTACACCAGGAATAAACTCACCAAGTTCTCCTTTTGCCTTATCATTATTATCAACATCACCATCAGCATCAGTATCAATTCTTTTAACTGCTTTTTTAACTAATTTTTTAATATCACCAGATGGAACTTCATGTGGCGAATGCCCTTGCTTATGAATTTCGTTTAGTTCTTCTTCTTTAACACAGTTAGGAACTACTTTGTCTCCCTTTTTCTTCATACCAACCTGCTTGTATCCAACCCAACACTTTTCATCAATAGGTTCACCACCTTTGATTGGTTCTGGTTCAATTAAGTTTACTGTCTCAATTTCAAGTGCCTTGAAGTCATCTTTCCAGTTTGAGAAATTATAGGATTCTGACTTATTGCCCCAATTGGCAGCACCAACCTTACGGCACTTTACAAGTGCTCCAGATGCATAAGCACTTGGCCAAACTTTATATCTAGATTTAACTTTTTTATAACAATCGTCTTTTTCGCCAGCAGATTCTTGGGTTACCATCTTTGCTTTACCCGATCTATTTGGATTTGGGTCTTCTCTACGTTTTTTAGCAGCTCTTTTGTTTCTCTCTTCCGTGTCCATTGAGGCACGATCATCAGGATCTCTACAATATGGTTTTGTTGTTTGACCTGGTTGTTGAGCACAAGGTTTTCCATCATATTTTCCACCAGTTTGAACCCAACCACCATCATCAAACCATCTATCTAACCTGCCTTTATAATTTTTTGCTTTAATTCCATCAGTCTCCTCATTAGTCACATAATCTGCGGCAGTATCAATGTAATCTGCTGCTTTAGTAATCTTAGATTGGACCCATGCTTCCAAATTACCTTCACCCGTTTTACCCATCTTCTTTTGAAGACGTTTAACTGCATTGGCAACTGTCTTTAATTCAGACCGTGCCATTGAATATTCGTGATCCTTTTTTTCTTCTGACATTTTTTTCTTTCGTCCCTGACAATGGGCACGTTGACTAAAACCTTTTGGGTTGTCACAATCAATAGATTTTTTATATTTTTCTGACCAACCCATTAGGAAACAAGTTTACTCTTTATTATTTAGAAAACCTTGTTTGAGTAATTTTTGCAATTCTGATGTTGATCCAACAAATACTGCATTGTTAGTTACATTGTTGTTTGTAGTTTTTACAGATTCATCCTCAACATCTTTGAGTTTTTTCTGAAGATCAATTAATTTGTCGGTGGTATCAGCAACGCTCTTGATCAATTGTCCAGCAACCTCATATGCTCTTGGACTTCCACCTTCACCAGCAAGTTCCATAATTCCATTGATTGCTTCTTGACCCTTCTCAATTAAAGAGTATAAGTTAGCACGAGTATATTGATAATCCTTTTCAATATCAGGACCTTTTGGTTTTATATTTTGAATTTCTGAAGAAACCTTTTCTGCCTTTACGATCTTACTCTCAACATTTAGAGCTTCATCTATCGAATCATAATTATCAGACATAATTTTTAAATATCAGACTGTTGAGTAGGACTATAAGTTTTAGAATCTGTAAAGAAATCCCAATTTTCATTAAATCCAAAATCATCTCCTGGTTGAGCATCAATTGGATCTGGTGTTACAGTATATCTAACTTCCCTCTTAGATGTTTGAGTGTTTGTATTTGAATACATATCAACTTGAACCTTACGAATGAGACCGTCAGTAGATTCTGCAATAGGACCAAACATGTAGGATTTTGCTGTAAATCTTAAAGTATAAATCAATGCCCTCCTTACGGTAAAATCACCCTCATAATCATCCTGCATATCAATGCTATCCAAGACAATTGGAATATCCTTTTTTTCTCCAATAGAATCAATCAGATCCAGCGTCAAATTAAATGATGGTTGAAAAAATGGAAGTATTTGTTCAATAATCTGCAGAGCATCATCACTCAATTTTGAATAAATGCTCAATTCAAATCCAATGTTATAGGGGACTGGCATATAAACTTTTTTTATATTGCCGGCATCATCACATGCTCTAAAAGTTTGTGTTATGCTTGTTTTTCTTGTTGGATCATATTGCAAAGAAACCATTTCAAAAGACATTCTTGGTAATGTGATTGCAATAGGTTTTTTTAAATCTGCCTGCTGCTCCAACTTTGCCAAAAACTTTTGCATCGGTCCATATGAAAGACCAACTTTTGTCTCATCTACTATATTATTGTTTTTATCCTCATGGCGAATATAAATGTCATTAAAAAGAGTTCCAAAACTAACAATAGTTTTTCTTATTATTTCGTGATAAAAATAGGTTCCTAACATTAATATTCTCCAAATGGATTAGTTTCGGTAAAGTCTAGAATTAGATCTGCTTCAGTTTCAAACTCTTCGTTACGATCATATGATTCCTCATAACTATTATTATCATATGATTTAAGTATATATGTTGCCAAAGAATCTGATCCTGTGATTACTTCTCCGGCAGAGAACTGTCCATCATTAATACCAACATAAAGTTCAATCGGAGGATTATTGACACTAATATCAGTCCTAATTTTTATATTTTTAATTTCTGCAGTTGTTCCCGAAAGAGAACCAGTTATAGTTTCTCCAATTTGATATGTTCCTATTCCTGTAGTTGATATACCAGTTATTGATACAGATGGGATAGATGTATATCCCAATCCTGCATTTGTCATGCTTAACGAAGTGATATTTCCAGAACTATTCACTGTTGCAACTGCCGTTGCACGAATCAATCCTGTACCATAGACTTTATTTCCCTCCGTATTAGCAATACTTACTGTTGCTCCAGTATAATATCCAACTCCACCATATGTGATTGATATTGAAGTGACGATACCTGCCGAACTTACAGAAGCAATACCAGTTGCTACTTCTCCATCTATATTCGATGCAGTAGTAACATAAAAAGATACTGTAGATCCAATACCACTCAAACCATTAGTAATTCTTACCGTATCCGCACTTTCATAATATTGTCCAGGATCTGCTATTGTTGCTGCAGTAACATTTCCACTTTCATTAACCGAAACATCTAAAGTCAGACCAGTTCCGGTAGACCCAACAGAAACATTAGTGGTATTATAAACTCCACTGGTAAAACCAGTTCCTTGTGGAAGAAGTCCTGCAGGGATGATTCCTGTCACACCATTTATTCTATCTAAAGGTGTGCTAAATGTTACTTCTGGAGGAGTATTTGGATTAAAGTATCCTCCTCCTGTGGAAACAGTGGCTGCCGTAACTGTTCCTGCAGAACTTACTGTTGCTGTAGCTGCTGCTCCAACTCCAGTGGGAGGATCAATAGTGATTGTAGGAGCAATAAAATAACCAGTTCCAGCATTATCAATTGTTAATACCTGTACAGCATTATCTACAATTAATGCTGTAGCAGCTGCTCCAACGCCACCTCCACCAGTTATGGTAACTGTTGGAGGATCTGATGAAGTGTATCCAGAACCTGCATTTGTAATTCTAATTTCTTTTACGGATTTAATACCGCCAATAGATGTTGTTATAGCAACTGCCGTTGCTCTAGTTCCACTTGTTGGAGAAGAGATAGTAACGCTAGGTGTTGAAGAATAATTGTATCCATCATCAATTAGACTAATTTTACCAACCAATCCTACACCACCAACAGATGCAGATGCGGACGCACTAACACCAACAGGTTCCAATGTTAAAGTTGTAATATAACCCTCATCTTGAAGTAAATTGTCAATTTCTTCTACAGATACATCAATATCTTCATTTTCATATTCATAAAGTTCACACAGCAATTCATATACATATGTCTTTCCTAATTGATAAAATGGTTTTTCCGACTCAACCCTTTTGATTTCAAATAATCGTTCTCCTAAAGGAAAATATATTAAGTCTCCCTCTCTTGGTCTAGTGGTAAGTGGTATTGTTTGATCGGTAATATCACCATTTTCAATTCCAGAACTTATTCCTTCCAAAAATGGTGTTATAAATTCATCAAATCTTTCTTGAGAGATTATGAGATTTATTTCATTTTTTAATCTCAATCCAAATTTGGTCATTAAATCGGACCCAGGA